AGTGTTAAAAGACTAGCGGATGGCAAAGCAAACTATACCTATGATGCTACTGCACTACCAGACACCTACAATGATAACTTACCAGGAGCAGATGACAACGCAAACACAGGCGGACTAATACAAAAGCGTCCTTGGGTGGCAGTGGGTGCTATTGCGGCTCCAGCAAGTATTGAAGAATCAGTTGACGGTGGCTCTATCACGGATCTAGAAATTTGGTATGATGGTGCTGATGAAAGCACAATAGTTCCAACAGGTATTGCTGATGAAGATCCTGTCAATCAGTGGAACGACAAATCAGGACTAGCACATAATTTAAACTTTGATGGAGGCAACAACAAGCCTTCTTACGAATCAAGCGACACACAGAATGGATATGGTTACGTTCAGTTTGCTGATGGTGACTTGATGAGCATAAATCCATTATCGAGTCTAAGTGGAGCAACAGCCTACACGGTATTTGTTATTGCTCGTAGCACAGACTTGGCAACCAATGCCACACAGATTTTAACGTCAACTGAAAACGGAGAACTTAGCATTCAGATTGATACTAACGGCACAGCAAGATTCAAAGTAGGTGCTAGTTCAGCAACAACAGCATCAACAACCGTTGGACTAAACGAATGGAACATCTACACGCTTGTCTATAATGGTACAAACAACATTGTAGGCAGAGTCAACGATGGTAAACTTCCGTCACAGACTATTGTATCCGCAGGAGCAGTAGCAGGTCCGGCTACACTGGGTGCCAGCACATATCTTTATGTAGGCGGTGATAACACAGGAGGAACTTTCATAGGTGACGTTGGTGAAGTGATCCTGTTTAAGAAAGCACTTACAGCAACAGAATACGCCAACGTAGAGAACTATCTAAGCAACAAGTGGGGCATCTAACGCATGGCAAATCGTAAGCACTACGATCTAAAACAAATGGTAGCATCAGGCTACTCATCAGATCACACATTCAATCACAAGTTTGGTGCTGTACCGCAGTTGAGCATCAACACCACAGGAACAATATGGGACGTACCTAACACACTTTATCCTTGGACAGCATTAGACACACCAGCGGTAGTAAATGTGGAACGCAACGATGCTGATGACACAGGATTGATTGTTACCATACAAGGATTGGATGAGAACTGGAACTTCCAAAGCGAAGACATCACAATCACAGGTGCGGACCAAGTGGGAACCAAACTATGGCGTAGAGTGAACAGAGCCTACGTCAGTTCAGGCACAGCCGTAGTGAACGTGGGCAACATTGACATTGAAGCAGGAGCCGCAGGTGGTACTACCGTTGCTCGTATCACAGCCGACCTTGGGCAGACACTGATGGCTGTCTATACCATACCAGCAGGATACATTGGATACTTGTATCACGGAACCATGACCGTACAGGCTAACGCAGATGCTACAGGCTTTATGTTTATCCGTAGGAATGCCGTAGGAACAACCTTCCGTGTTGCTCATACTTTTGAAGTTGCTGGCGGATCACAATATGAATACACATTTAGTTTTCCACCACCAATACCAGAGAAAAGCGATATTGATGTAAGGGCCGCAGTTAGAAGTAACAATGCTAGGGTCACAGCCGCTTTTGATATCTTGCTTGTTGAGAACGATCCCGAAGCACCTATAACAGATCTACTATAAAAGACAAACAAAGTCATCTCAACAATAGAGAAAACGTTTAATCTGTTTCAGTATTCATTGTTTTAAGAAGTTCACGAAGTTTAGTTGATTGAGTTTTTCCACTAACCTTACCTACCGTAACACCCTCTGTAGGATCGCTTCTTGTTTCTTCTTGTTCGCTATTATCTATTGTGCTTTGCTTTTTAAGATTACTATAAATTGTTGAGGGTGTGCTTGTTCCACTGCTTTGAGAATCCTCTTCTAATAGATCACTAATACGTAAACTATCAACATCAAACTCAAGATCTACTTTTTGTCCTACACCACTTGAACTACGTGTTTTCATAAACTGAATTTGATAACGTCCACGTTCTTTCATTGCTCTGCTTGTAAAGATACCAATAACGTTGTCAGCAGTTTGAATCTTACTTAGACCACCTGCGATATGTGAATGATCAAACTCAATTTCTTCTACTGCCGCCCTGTTTAACTGCGATGCTGTAACAAAAACCGTTTGTGATTCCATTGCAAGATTACGTAATTCTTCTGATACATATTTGTCTTTAACAAATAAGTCGCTCGGTGATACTTTTCTACTTAACGGCATTAACAAATCCAAGTAGTCAATTAGTAATACATCAGCAACAGCATTGTTTTTAATTTGCCATTCTTTTACATAACTGCGTAGATCATTTGCTGTTTTACCACTTGGCATATACTTGATTTGAATACGACCTGACTTCTTGCCCTGCATTCGAACTTTCATTTCAACATCATCGATGTTCTTAAAAATTTCTCTAGTTGCCATACCAGTGAGCATAGCATCAATACGCATAGCAACAAGTTCTTCTGAAAGTTCTAACGAAACATAAATTACATTTAACCCTTCTTTTGCAAAGTTAACGGCCATGTTCTGCAAGAATAAACTTTTACCTGCACCTGAACCACCTGCCCAAATGTTTAGTTCGCCTCTGTTGAATCCACCAAACAATTTCTTATCAATGCTTGGCCAACCTGTGCTCACTTGTCCGTTGTTGTCTTTTAGTTTCATCAAACGTGATCTAGGATCATTAAAGTAATCAGTACCCATGTCTTTTGCAAGGCCTATTTGAATTGCGTCTTTAACTAAACCTTCTACCGGACCATACTCGCCTTTTTCAATTAGATCTGCACTTGTTAGAATAGCACGTTCTAGTGCCTTGTGTCTACTAAACTTTTCAAACTCATCTAACAACCATTCAAAATGTTCTTCACCTACACCTGTTGCATCTTCTAAATTAGTACTACAACTTTTATTAACAATGTTAAGTTCAGGCATAACTTTGTATTCATCGGCATATTTCTGAATAAATTCTGCAACGTCGTGTAACTTTTGATCAAAGTTATCAGGATTAAAGATACCTTGGCATCTTACATATGATTCTGCGTTAGCAAGAAACATTTCTAAAAATAATTTTTGTACGTTTGCGTTAAAATCAGCCACGTGTTATTCCCCAAAATAATACACTAAAGTATATAAAAGCAGTTATTACAAGATACCAAAACATGCTATCTCGCAATGGCGAGTCTTTGTCTATCTTAATATTGTTAAACCAGTTTAGTGTTTCGTAGATAAGTTTGTCTATCATGTTCTACTATTATACCATATATCGTTGTTAAAGTCAACCTGAACTTTTGTTTTGGCAAACACAGCACCTAAACAACTTCCTGGATCACCCGGATGTTTTGGAACATGAATTTTTTCAAACATTCCTGTTTCTCTAACTTTATCAATAGCAGGTTTATTTAATGCACACCCGCCCATAAAGCATACTTGATCATATTGATGTTTATTTTTTAACCAAACGCTAATACCCATTATAAGTTCTTCAAATTTTGTTTGTACACTTGCCGCCAAATCTCTTACATTAGCATCTGGAAGCCATGCATCCAATCCTCTATGCATATTAACATTAAATTTAATACTAGGATAATTGATGTCAAATAGTTCGTTAACATCTTTCATGTAACACCCTGGATCACCTTCTTTGGCCATTTCAGCAATGATATATTCATCTCTATTTGCTTGTAATCCTATACGCTGTGTCATTGCACTATACCACAATCCTATTGAATGTGGATATCCTTGGCTGTGTATTCTTTTAATTCGTCCACCTAATCCGTCCCATATGGTGTAAGTTTCAAACTCTCCAATACTATCTAGTACAACTATTGCCCAACGTGTGTTTCCTTGTGGTGCAGAGTAATAACCATATGCGGCATGACTTTCGTGATGTTTTGTATACGATAGTTTATATTTGTTTACAAGACCATAACGTGACAAATATTCCTTAACATTAGAATCGCTATATGGAATACCCTGACCTGCCCATAATTGTCTTAACCATTTAAGTCTAGGATACTCATACCATACTACTTCGGCTGGATATCCAAAGGATTGTTTTGCTACACTAACCATTGTGTGATTAAGGTGCGGATCGTTTTCTACCCCACTAAAGTCTTTTGCTAAACACGCCCATACAGGGTGTACACCTTTAAACACAGCCAGACTAGCATCGTGGCTGTTTGCTACTATTCCCCAAGTTATTTTATCATAATCAATCATTTTTAAAATACGGATCGTTAAAATTTGGATCGTCTTCCCCTATAACTAGATTTATCTCCGGAACATAATGCTTCATCATATTTTCGACTCCGTATTTCAACGTTTGTGTTGATCCTGCACATCCTGAGCAGGCTCCACTCATTTGTAATCTTAAAGCACCTGTTGTAGTATCAAAATCAATATACTTCACTATTCCTCCGTGTGCTTGTACCGAAGGATTAACTTTAGTTTCTAAAAGTTTTTCTATATCGTCAACTATTTCTTGTTTGGGTCTATCAATCATTTGTATATAAACGGATCACGTTTTCTTAATTTTTCTAGTTTTTTCTTTAGTTCCTTTTTCTGTTTCCATTTAAAGTACCAAAGTTTTATTTTTTTAATCATAATAAATTTTTCTCCTTGATGTACTCTAACAATACATCAGAAAAGTCGCCATGTGCTTCTTCAACAGGGTAACCAAGTTTTCTACGTTCATAATTACCTGAAATGCACCATTCATCAAAACTTTCACCAGTTGGCTGATAGTAATTATCAAATTTATATATATTGCTTATAACATCACATCTTTGTTTTGTGTTATGAAATAAAAATTTACAATTATTATTTTCTAAATAATTTTTAAGCATAATAATATTAGCATACCATTTTTCGTATTCTAATTCATAATCCCACATATAAGACGAAAGCCAATCAATTGCTTCACGTGATACATCTGAAAGCAGTTTACCTGATTCATTTACATTAGGTGTAATAAATTTAGTTCCAAACAAATGATATTCGGCACAATCAACATCGGACATTAATTCAAAACGATATTCTTCGTCATTTTTAATTTGTTGTTTAATCTCCTCTAAACTAATTTCAGTTTTGTAAATGTCAGTCCATCCTATAATTACAAATACGTTAGACAAGTTTATTTGTTTTTCTTTATAACCTTCTAAGTCTAGTATGGCTTTTCGAGCAATAAAATCATTTGATGCATTAGGTAATGCCCTGTTATCACATTTTTTAATTTTTAATTTATCAGCAAGATACATAGGATATGATAGTGCTTTGTTTGATTCATCAAAACTCTGATCATCCTGTATTTCGACTCCTGCTGTATATGAGTCTCCTCCAGCATATAAACATTCTATCATACGCACTCCTTCATTATATAAGGGTGTATCATTTCAGCAAATTTAACGTGTACAGGTTTTTGAAAATGTCCTTCCATTCTACGCAAATATGGGTAATGTGTATTCCCCCAGTCCATTAGTGCAAACGTATCATAATTGTAATAATTTTTTGCAAAGTATTCAGCCTGAAATAGATTAGGTCTAATCTTCATTAGACTATTCCACGGATGCACCGTGTTATGCATAAAATATTTGATATTATTATTTTTAAAGAACTCTACTAGCATAACAATGTTTGTAAACCATTTTTCATATTCTAATTCATCGTCCCACAAATATCTAGCACAAAACTCTTGTGCATCATCACCAAAATCAAATATTTTATTTCCGTCTTTGTCTAACAAAAATTTACTAATACTAGCATTAACAAAGTTAGTTCCAAAAAGTTTTAATTCATAACTAGTCATGCCTGCAGGTGGCCACATATCCTGTGCCTTTAACATTTTGATTTCATCTTTTGCAGATACTTCTAATCGACAAATACTCGACCAACCAATAACAACAAATACTTTGCTTAGATCCATACCGTCTTGTTTAAATCTAAGTAGATCCATTATTGTTTGTCTAGCAATAAACTCGTTTGTTGCACCGGGTAATGCACTATTATGATGTTGTGTAATGCCCATTAAATCAGTAATGTGCATAGGGTAGGCATGTGCTTTATTTTCTTCTGCTAGGCTTTTATCTTCTAGAATTTCCATTCCTGATGTAAAAGAGTCACCGTTAGCATACAATAGATCAAACATTTAATTCTCCGGCTTATTCATATAATTATCAAACTATATTCTATCCAAAATAAGTCTTGGCTCGTATTTTAATCTTTACAGGATTAGTTTCTATACTGCTAACAATTTTTTTAAGAACATATATTTTTCCATACTTTTGCACCGCTTCGTTAATATCTTTAACGTCTGACCATTCAGGAAATGCAACACCCCATTCGTTTTCAAGTGCTGAATTAACTAACTCCATACCTGCTTTATCGCTATCTGGAACAACTATAACTTGTCGTCTAAGCGAATTAATTAACATTGCTTGTTGGTCATTGATGTCATTACGTAGTACAGCAACACCGTCGATTGATATTGCATCAAACGGACCTTCAACCACAAAACAATAACGTCTATAATAATTTTGACTATCTAAATTAAACACGTATCCTGGTTGACTATCTGTAATATATTTAGGTGAGCCGTCTCCTATTTTTCTTGCCGTGTATCCGACTATGTCCCCTTGATAATAGAAAGGCACAATAAGTCTTTTCTTATATGATCCTTCTGGTGTCCACATAAAATTGTAATCTTGTATATCAAGGCCTCGACTTAAAATATATTCAACGGCTCCAAATAAATCTGGATCCACTCCTGTTGATTCTAATGCCATCCAGTCTGAGAATTCCATAATTGGTCTTGCACCTACTGGCAGTTTCCTAGATTCAAAAGTCGGCGTATTGAACGATCGCTGTGTCTCGTCTATGACATGCTCATCTTTGATCTTTAAAGCCTCAAGACTAAGTCTTGTAATTTCTGAATCAGGCATTCCTAACCAACGCATTAACTTACGCATCTTATAAGATATATTCCTGCCAGGAACATACGATGCAGTATAACCACAATTGAAACAATGATAACTTAACGTACCATCTGGGTTATCCATTATGCCTCCACGTTGTTTTGTATCACGTGTTTCACCATTATGCACACAACATGGTGCATCAAAAGAAACCCATCCGCTAGGAGTTTTCTTATGCTTTGCTGGTAAGGCTAGTGTAAGACTTTGTTGAATCAGATTCATAATATATATATTACGATCTAATTACTACTTTGTCAAGTGTTCCTGTGTTCGAAGTGGTCGGAGTATGAACAATTCTTATCCAATTAAAGATACCTCTTATATTTTGGTATCCTATACCTGAAGAATTTGTTAAGGTAATTGTTTTGATATCTGCCCAAGATGTATCATTGCTTGGTTGTAAATCCAAAGTGGCTTGTATTTTTAACTCGCCGTTATATCCATCTGATGTATAATATGCTACGGTGTGAACGCTATTCATTCTTTTATATTCTGGATCAGCGTTATAATGACTGCTTACGTAATCTGTAATAGTTGCACCACCTGCTTGATAGAAGTTTCTAGTTTCTGCATTAAACGTTGTAATTTCAGTGCTACCTGTAAACGGTGAATAAACACCATCTTTAATTTCTAGTCTTCCACTAGCGTCAAAGTATGTATTGCTGTATGTTACTTTCTTAACGTTATCTGTTGTTCTAGCAACAGCAAACGTGTAAAACTTTGATACTTTATCAGCGACATCGCTTTCATTAAGCGTAAGTTCAACCACGCCTTTTGTAGCAGTAGTACTACCGTCATCAACAACCGTAAGCGGTTTAAGCAAGTGTGTTGTGCCAGTACTAGCATCAATTAGGTGAAATTCAAAAGAATCACCAAACACCGTTTGAGGTTTCTGATCTTGATTCTTAACCGTGAATCTAATGGTGTTAGTAACACCTTTGTAAACTACTAAATCTTTCTGGTACATGGGCGAGTATCCTTGAGGTATCCCAGCGTCCAAATCGCTGTATATGGTAACACCGGTTTCATAAATATATATTGGTACTTTAAGCATTTCATTGTATCATCTTATATACGTATTTATGAAAAAATTATGAGCAATATAGATAAAGAATTACAGGAAAACATTCCATATATTTCATGCATTAAGCATGGTGCAATAGAATATGTAGGAATTATAATCAATCAAGATCACGCTGTTACGAGTATGTATGACATTAGTATTTGCAGAAGTGATAATGAAAAAAGGACGCTTTTAGAGTGTGCAGACGTATGGTGGTGGGAGTCAAATAGAAAGATTCCGATCAATATATTCATGAAATCAGAAATGAGTCAATTCAGGCACCTAATTAAGTCTTTTACAACAAAAGATGTTGATGTGTTATTTGGTCCTATTGTAAGGCTAAATGATATCGCTCAAAAACGAGTTAAAAGAAAATCTATCCAACTTGTTCGAAAGTTGAAATGAAACTTGAACACAGAATAATCGCATACCTTGTTTTTGCATTTATTGTTTTAGGAATATCTAACATAATTCTTTGGAAAGATAGACAAGAAGTTTGGCAACACTTACAAACTCAAGCAGTGATACTTCATAGTTTATTATCTGAAAAGTCTTTTATATACGAGGACGAACTTCCTGACTCTCTTAATAATAAACCAGAAAAAACATTTACCAGTTTTTAGTAAGTCCTTTATATTGCAAGTAGATTATAAAATCTATTAAAAGGTAGTTAGTAAGTAATCCTAATGGAGTGTAAACTATTCCAAAAATCATAGGAACTATTATCAAAAAGATAACCAACTTTATTAGATAGTCTAATCCTAACTCTGCAGGTGCAATCCAAAAAGGCCAACTACCTAGTTTCATATAATTCTTCGCATAGTAAATTCATATGAACAACAATGGCATGAGCATAAGCAATGGCATGTGCCTTCTTAAAATAATAACTGCCGTCAGTCGGTTTCGTCCAAACGTTCTTCATCACCATGTCCCACGGTTGTCCAAGCAAACTCCTCTTCGCGGGTCTGATAATCGCTAGTACTGCCGCTAGTTGTTCTATACTCTGTGGTTTCATTTGTTTTAGAATAGTGCTGTGTTCTGCGACGTGAAATAAGTTGTTGCTGAATTCTGGCTCTGTAAGTAGTTCCCATAATGGTTCCTTATTCAATAGTCTTGTTAAATGTTCTTCGTCTTTTACGTTTTCATATATATGAACATTTAATAAATCGATCTTAAAGTATCCTCGTTCGTCTGCTACTTTATGATCTAATGTACAACGACCGTCAAATGGATTTTTTGGTACTGAATGAAAGTAAACACCTGTATTGTGTTTTTTCATTTCACTTTTATCAAGACGACTTGCTTGAACATGATCAAATTGTTCAAGTGCTACATCTCTGTCAAAAAAATCTAAATCAATATCAGGCAATGCTTGCCTCCTTAATAATTTCTTTAACAAGATCAGTATCTGATGGTCTTGTTTTGAATGTTCTTTTCCAATGAGAAATGTCTAATGCTGGTTCAACTATTTCTAATTGTTCATCATTAAAGTTGCTAACTAGATTGACACCTTCTTTGGAATTAAGAAGCATCCATGGACTAATGTATCCATTCTTAATATCGTTTACTGCTCTATTTACATTAACGAAACGGAAATAGTCATTATAAGGTGCATTATTTTTATCACCCCAATCCATCATTGTTTTTAACGATCTTTGTACGGCACTTTCTACAGGTTCTATCTTAATCATTTCATACAAGTACGTATCGTACAATTCATCTCTGCACCAATGATCTAGTTTAACTCCGCTTCGAATTACGAAATCAATAAACTTTTCCGGATACAAACATTGTACGTTAGTTACAAAACTACCAAACTTTACAAAAGCATTGTAGTAAGGACTCTTACAAAAGTCTTCATATGACTTTTCTTTTGAACGTTGTACTTGCTGATAAAATTTATTAAAAGTCATGTAGCCTACTTGTACACGTTTTTCGTCCTTTTGTAAATGCCGTCTCTTTGCTTCGCACATATGAGCCATGAGCGTTTTCTCTTTTTGAAACGCTTTTTTGCAATGTACACAAACAAAGTCTTTATTTGGCATTTGGATCGTGTTCCTCCATGTAATCTTTTTGTTCACTTTTTGACATAACGCTTGATAAGGTTGTTGCATCATCCACCTTCATATTAGGATTTGTATCTAACAAATATTGTTCAAACTTATTTTTTGCTTGTTTCTTAGGAGCCGCCAAATATTGATGAAAGAAGTTTTCATAAGCACCCGTCATTGCCATTAGTTTCCATAACAATGCTTTGTGGTTTTTGCTCAAGGTCCAATGATGTTTGTTTACCAATTCGTTGGTCATTTCTAAATAATGTTCTTGAAAAAACTTATCACCCTTTACATTGCTAACATATCGCATAGCAATAAACGGAGCAAATAATTTTTTATCATCATCACTTAACTTATTATACCATTGTTTGTCTCGACGATCCACTGCGTTAAGCATTGCTTTTAGATCAAGAAACTTTTTCTTTTCAGCCATACTAGTTTTTATCTCCTGGTAAAAGCACATAATCGTGTACGGTTTTCATATCTATATTATACCCCCAATTCAATAAAATATCAAGTGCTTTTTTGTGATCTTGTGATATTTTTTTATCATAAACTTTCTTTTCAAAACTAACTTCAAGCACAATTATTGGTTTGTATTTTTTAATAGTTTGTTCTGCACCTTCGACAACATATTTTTCATGTCCTTCTACATCAATTTTTAAAAAGTCCATTTGATCCAAATTCATTTGATCCAACGTAACCGTTTTGATTGTTTCAACGTTCCATCTTTTCTTTTGAAACCCTTGACTTACAATTTGATTAGTTTCTTGGTTAGATTCTGTATCCGAGTTAATACTAAAGTGTGCTTCGCCCTCTTTGTTGCTAACTCCTAGTTTATGATTTACTATGTTCTTGTCTTTTGTGTTCTCAACTAATCGTTCAAAAATTGTTGGAGTTGGTTCAAATGCTGTAACCTTTTTCCACCCCATATCAAAAAGTATATTTGATACTCTGCCTACGTTGGCACCAATATCTACAGCATGT